AAGCTGAATCTGCCGCCCACGTGCCCGCGTGTCCACTTTCTGCGTGCCAGGTGCAATGACGTACGGGTCGAGCGAGCTGGGGCTGGCCGTGGCCTGCGGGAAAGGCCGCAGCAGCAACCGCACAGTCAGATTGCCCACCTGGTTCTTGAAGTCGGGAATGAACCGCTTCATGAACAGCATCTGGTCGCCATCGCCAATGTCGAAGTAGCCCGAGACGATGCGGGCCTCAATAGGCTGATCCACCGCGTTGACACCGTCCTCTTGGTTGTACAGGCGTGTGCGGCCGGCGGTCAAGCCGTAAATCGGGTCGCCATAGGTCGGCGTCTGGGACGAGTCCGCGTGATAGGCAGAAGCTATCGGCTTGGCAAACGTGTTCATGTCCGCCCAGGACGTGCGAGCCATCGTGCCGATGGACCATACGTTTTCCAGGTAGTTGTAGCTCACGAAGCGGTCAATGTAATCGCTCGTGAACGAGCAGTACCACCAGGTCACCTCGTTGAACTGGGTGTTGATGCCAACGTGTACCTGGAAGCTCTGGACCAGGTTGATGTCCTTGAACACGTAGTCCTGCACGGTGCAAGGAATCTTTTTGACCGTGCCATCGAACGTGAAGAACGCATCACGGCCCATCCAGAACGCGATGCCGTTGACGTCCGCCGCTGCGTGCGGGCCGATGCAGCCGCAGTTGGCACCGAGCTGCTGGAAGCCAAAGGTGTAGGGAGGCCCCAAGTACTGCTGGCCATGCAGCGAGGTGTCGGTCCAGATCAGAATCTGGCCACGCGAGCGCACGGCCGTGATGATGGTGTTGCCATCCGTCAGGCGCTGGCCGCCTGCCGTGTTGGTGGCGGTGGCCACGAAGTCGGTGATGTTCTCCTGGTCAGAGAAGCGCACGAACATCGGGTCTTGCGACGTCGGCGTGCCGAGCACGCTCTCCGTGCCAAAGCAGATTAAGTGACGGTCTGGCGTGGAAACCAGAGCGTACTTGCTCTTGGTGGGCGCGCCTGAGATGGCCACGGCCCGCGTTCCAAGGCCCCCGGCGGGCAGCCACTCGTAGATGCCACCATCGACCACCTGCGCGATCAGGTTCTCTCCGTAGGTGTCGAACTGCCACACACGCGGGTTGAGTTGCAAACCGGCGGACGGTGGGCGTGGAGTGCCCCAGGTGAAGAAGCCCCACGTGCCAGTGCCCCATCCAAAATCCACATAGCCCTGATCGGCTCCGACGTTGATCTGGTAGGTGGCCGTGGCTGTACCCGCGCCAGCAGCCGTGCTGGTAGCCTGTGTAGGCGACGTGATGCGGTAGGTGCTGGAGCTCAAGACTTCGACGATCTCGAACTCGTTGTCCAGGTCCGCGTTGGGGATACCGCCAGGGTTGCCGGTGACGCTGGAGAAGGCCACAAAGTCGCCGGTAATGGCCCCATGACCAGAGTCGTTGACCACGACGTTCGTACTGCCGTTCGTGGTGTTGAAGGTGACGCCGGTGTTGGTGTCTCGAATGGGGGTGATGTCGGCCCACGAGCCGCCGTAGAACACGTAGAGCTTGCGGTTGGTGCCAAGCGCCGCACGCGGCGACCCGTCCAGCGCGGTCCAGGTGAAGACCTCGCTGGTGTAGCCGATGAAATAGGCCTCGGTGTTGTTGAAGTTGGTCCAGCCGCCCATCTTCTCGGGCAGGCCATAGCGGAAGCGGACGTAGTCAGAATCCACCCAGCCGCCTTCTGCGCCGTACTCGGTGTTCTGTTTGTCTACGCCCGGTTTAAGGAAAAGTCGCAGGAGTGCCATGATTTACCTGTAGCTCGCGGTTTTCTTGGCAATCTTCTTGGGCTGGGCCACGAACTGCTTGCCCTTGGCGTTGCCCTTGGATTTCGCCCGGTTGGTGGCGGCCTTTTCGGCCGGGCTCAGTGCATTCCAGGCCGCAGCCGGCAGGTAGCGTTTCTTGCCCTTGCTAGGCTTACCGTCAGAGGTCTTCCAGTCCTGGGCGGTCCAGTCCTTGAGGGATTTCTGCGAGGGCTTCATGACGTGTAGCCTCCGCCTTTGGCCTTGTACTCGCGTGCGAGCATTTGAGCTTTGCGCGCGGACCACTCGCCCGGATCACCGCCCTTGGAGCCGGCCTTGATCTTGTTGAACAGGGCCTTACGCATGGTCGGCTTAGTGTAGTTTCCAGCGGCGTTGACCTTGGACTTGGTTGCAGGTTTCTTGGTGGGCATCGTGATCTCCTCGGTTAGTTGGCCAGGAACATGGCGCGCTCATCACGCCGACGGCGATCCAGGCCGGCCAGCACCTTGCCGCCGGCCTTGTTCCACATCAGGAAGGCTTCAGCCGCCGGCTCCCACTCGCCGCGATTGGCGCGGATGCGAATGGTGCTGCGCTGCAAGTTGCCTAGCCCGACATTAAAGGAAAAGCTGACCAGAGCGTCAAAGCTGCCTTGACGGCCAGTACTGCCGGGAACAAGTCGAAGAACACCACGTTCAAAACTTGCGACGTCACCCTCGAATAGTTGGTTGATCTCTTCTTTGGTCCAAACACGGTTGTCCTCCGGCTTCAATGGGTACTCGCTGCGGATCATCGGAATGTCCTCTTTGGTCTTGCCAGGAGGACGCGCCATGGGCAGACGAATCTGCTCCTGGTACAGCACGTGGCCGTAGCCGATGGTCCAGATGTGCGCCGGGCACAGGTAGGGCCGATTCCGATACCCCTCGTACCGGTGCATCAGATCAGCGCCTGCCTTGCTCAACTTCACTTCTTGCTCCACTGACGGGACCCGAACCAGAAGCCAATGATGCCGCCAAGCATGGCCATCTCATCGCTGGAGAAGATCAGGTCCGAGTACTTGATGATGTCATCAATGCTCGTGATCAAGCCTGGGTGATTCCACAGGTACACCGCCATAAAGCCGTTGATGAGCAGCAGCTCCAGCACAAAGATGTAGGTGACCGTGGGGCGCACGGTGCCCACGTAGTTGGCCACCCACTGACTGGCCTTCTCCAGCACCTTCTCGTCGTGCTTGAGCGCGGCCTCGGTCATCTGCGCCTCGGTCTGCATCGCCACCTGGTCGGTGCGAATCTCTTCGATGCGCTGCTGCGCGGCAAAGCCCTGCGCGGCCAGGGCAAGCTCACGTTCGCTCTGTAGGCGTGCGAGCTCCAGCTCGTGGCGCTGGTCGGCCTTGTTCTGGAAGAACTCAAGCAGTTTGGGCAAGCCGCTGATGAGCAGACCGCCGAGGGTCGAGATAAGGGACAGCATTACTTGGCTCCTTTGATGAACTTCTCGCGCTCTTCCAAGAGCTTAACTTTGACCTGCAGCTCATTGATCTGCTGCATGAGCTGTTCCTTCAGGACAGCCCTGCGCTCGGCGGATATGGGGCTGTCGGTGGGAACACCCTCACGCGTGATCAGGGCGGGCATCTGCCCCTCAATCTTGGTCAGGCGCTCAGAGAAGGAGTTGACCTGGCCCAAGAGCCAGGCCAGGCACATGACCACGATGGGGATGACTGCTTTGAGGACGTCGGACCATGCCATGACTTACCCCTTGGTAGCAGTGACCATGTCGTCGCCCTTGCTGACGACAACCTTTTCGCCATCCACGGACACGCGCATCGGCTGCTCAGTCCGATCCAGTCGGTCGAGCTTGTCGATGAGGTGTTGGATGACCTGGAATTCCGGCTTCTCTTGCTTGGGCGTTGCACCCGCGATGCCGTTGAGCATGGAAATGAGGGCCGTCAGGCTTGCGCCGAGCAGCCCCATCACCGCTGCGATCTTCTCCTGCTCCAGGAACAGGGAAGAGACAACCCCGATCACGACGATCAGGGTGATGTAGAAGAGACCATGCTTGCCGATGGCTTTGCCTGCGATTTCCTTAGCCGGGCTCTGGGCCTCCAGTCGGCGTAGCTCGACTTCGGCTTCGGTTTTGATCTTGGCGATCTCATGATCGCGGGTCGGCTCAGACATGATCTCTCCTCTTACATAGTGGCTCCCGATGCAGCAGGTACCGTCGTAATCTGGATGGCCACGGACCGTTTCAGGTCCAGGGCCTGGCCGCAGTCAGAGCAGG